GGAACTGGTAGACATAACGGACTTAAAATCCGTAGACTGTAATAGTCGTGCCGGTTCGAGTCCGGCCGCGAGTACCAAGAAAGGATGTACTATGTGGGTGCATGTAGAAGAAGCGATGCCTAAAGAAGGCGAGAAGGTGTGGTATTATTTTGAACCAGTCGGAAGGCATAGAGGAACTTTTGATGGTTACTATGTTGACGATGATGGTAAAGAATGGAAAGGTATGCATATGTTCTCTTGTGACTATGGTTTTTTAACTGGGGATGTTACTCACTGGCATCCAGATCAAGATGAACTTCCAGAGGTTCCCGCGGGAACAGAGGCAATATCGCCTCAATAACAACAATGGAGATTCCGAGCGGTTAACGCGGTTAAGCCTGTAACGGAGTAAAATTTAAGACGCAGGTGGGAATAGTAGCGCCCTCATTAGAAAGACTACTACTTTTTTTTGTGGGTGTGCCCGGAATGGCTACGGGCGGGATTGCAAATCCCTGTTATGTTGGTTCGAGTCCAATCACCCACTCCATCGCGGATGTAGTATAAAGGTATTATGACAGCCTTCCAAGCTGATGATAGGGGTTCGATTCCCCTCATCCGCTCCATAGGAGTATGGTGTAGTGGTAACACGACGGGCTCCAAACCCGTAAACTGAGGTTCGATTCCTTGTATTCCTGCCATAAAAAAAGAGGGGCCGAAGCCCCTCTAGTGTTTCTACCTTAACTCTTGATCTTATGTCAAGATGTTATCTACGCGGAAGATTCTGTAGTACTGGTTAGCTCTCACAGTAGCAGAAACTTGATCCTGTGGAGAACCACTTACGAATGGGTTCGGTACCATGCCGTAACGAGTTTTAAACCCGATTCTTGGCTGGAAGTCATTCTCTCCCACTGCACGTACCATTGTTAATGGAACGTATGGGCAATAGAATAGACCTGCATCGTAAGGATTAGTACCCTTATAACCTACGTTGACATAGTCAGTATCGGCATATGGGTCGATATAAACTCGAATTCTTCCGTTAAGAACACCAGCAAAAGTATTGCCTGTGTCATCGATATTCAAGTTAGTTGAAAGAGCTGGAGCATAGTCCAACATACCGGAAGCTGCTAGTGCAGTTGCAACGTCTGAAGAGCAGACGATAAAGTTACCTTTACCTCTACGAGTCTCTTTTGCAATTGTATTAGCTTCACGATCTAGCTGAACGCCGAGACCTTTAAATTTCTCAGCGGACCAACGACCATCTGCATCAGATGATAGGTTGAAAATACCATTAGTGGTAATATTAGCATCGCGGCAACCGATTTTAGCTTGAGAGTTTACAGTACGAACAACTTCCCTGTTGATCTCTGCAAGAATCTCAGTAGACAGAATATTTGCCAACTCTGTCTCGGCATCAAGACCATGAATTGCTTTCAAGTCTTGTGCGAGTTCGAGGGTATATTCTGCTTTGAGAGCCCTGGACTTCGCAGTCACAGTTGACTTCTCGATGGTAAAGCCCATCTCAGCAAAAGCTTCACCAGTATTACCCAGCGCTTCAGCTTCTGTTGTTGAGTAAGGATCACCAGTTACAGGTACGTACTGATCACCTGAGTCAACCAAAGTTGAGTCAGCGTCAGTATCAGTTACACCTTTAAGGCCTGATGGACCTTCACTTCCACCTGAAGAGGTAGATGAATCACCAGAATAATTTACCAGTGCTTCACTAAAGAGTGCTTCATCATTGACTGCAGCACCTGCTTTAGAAGTTTTATATCTTGACTTCATCGCAAAGATGAGGCCAGTTGGACCAGTCATTGGTTGTACACCGCAGATATCATATGCCATTAGATTCGGCATAGCTCTACGGACCAAGCTGATTAGAATTGGGTTCCAGTTAGCAGCAGCACCACCAGCGCCACCGTCACCAGTTCCAGTCCCAGCAGCGTTAGCCGCTGTTTCCATGATCTGTCCTTGCTCGAGAAGAGCTTTTTCAGTATTCTCCAATACTACAGCAGTTACAGCTCGCTTCGATGCACTATCGATTTTACCAGCTGATTCTTCATTCAGTACCGGAGACCACTTCTCTACAAGACGATCGAAAGTATTAGTCATTTCCATCTCGTGGATCTCCTTTATTTAGTTTTTCTTAAAGCTTGAAGGTATTGCTCCATAACAGCATTTACTTCTACAGGCTCATCACCATCATCTGGTTGAGCTGCTTCAGTTTCTGCAATTACAGAGGTCGCAGTTTTCTTATTGAAATATGATTCTTTCAGAGTTGCTACTTTTTGAGCAAAGGATTCTTCGGATTCAAAATCAATAGATTCTGCTAGCGATGTTAGCTTTTCAATTTGAGTTTCAGCAAGATCTTTTGAGTACTCGCGGATGATATCCTTTCGCTTGTACTGCTCAAGTTCTTCACTCAAGTTAAGAGCTTTTGCTACTACGTCATTATATTGCTCTTCGAGCTCATCATGCGCAGTTGCAATTTCGTCTACTAGGTCGACTTTAGACTCAGGAACATCAACGTAAGCTTCTTGGAATAGAGTTTTAAGTCCATCCATGAAGTTTTCTGCAATCTCAGCTCTTAGTCCGCTTTGAATTGCTACTTTGTTGTCCTCAATCCATTGTTCAACCACATAGTTGAGGTAGCTATCTACTTTTTCAACTAGCTCGGATTTAGTAGTCTCTACTTCTTCTGCCAATTGCTCGGCATATTCAGATTCAAGTCTATTAATTTCTTCTGCTAGTTTAGATTTGACCGCTGCTTCAAAGATTACTGCAGTTTTGGCTTTAAAGTCATCTGACAATGTTGCCTCAGATTCTACCAGAGCGTCAAGGTCGTCACTAAAATCTCCATCTATTTCGACGTCTTCGGCCTTCATTTTAGCACCTGGTGCTGCAACTTTTTGCATTGGTTGGCTGTTACTCTTATCACCTTTGCGATGTTTAGCTTTCTTGCCTGCGGCTTCTGCTTTATCGTTCGCTGCTAGTGATTGTTGTTCAGCATTTTTAGGATCGTGAGCTTCTTCGACTTCATTCTCGTCTTCAACGAGCTCAACATCCTGTTCTTCTACTTGATCAGTCATGTTTGACTCCTTATTTTGATTGATTTAACAACGAGAGGAAATTTTTGAACTCACGAACTTGCGTTTCATATAGATCCGCACGTGGAGCACGTTTAATTTCAGTCTCTATCTTTTCAATTTCTTGAGCTTCTAAGATGCCATTATTCCAGACCCAATCTACACCTTCCATAACTCCATTAACAAATGCTTGTGGAGCAGATGGATCTTGTACGATATCAACCGTATTAAGCATAAAATCATCTTTTACATACATTGCGTTACCGCGTTGCTCAAGGCTACCCATACCACGAGTTGAGACACCTAGTTGAACACCACCTTCAAGAAGACCTTGTACGATCTTTCCCATAGGAGTTTCCAATATGCGTGCCTTACCCATAACATTGTTACCATCCATTTGAAGGGCTTCAATCTTATGAGATACTTTATCTAAGTTAACAGTTGGTCCATCTGGATGATTTAACTCTCCGACCGCTCTGTCCTTAGAAACCTGATCAGTCACATATTTTTTGACTGCTTGTTCCATAACAGCTTTAGGATATATTCTACCGTTTCTATTCTTAGCTTCTGCCATTGCAAAAACTCCCTCAATCATATGAGATTTAGAACCGGTTTCTTTATCTTCAAGGATTGTACATTGAACTTCGTTCTCTGTATATTCTGTAATTAACTTCATATTTACCCTTTAAACTGCTTTATAAACTCTTTACCCATTTTTTCAGCTTCAGCTTTGGATCTGTAACTATCTAACTTTTCATTATCAATATATGTAATAAATTTATTACCTTGTTTATGAACCATTAGAGTTCTTTTACCAAACTTCTTTGACATAATATGTTGGCCAGGAGGGTGTTTTTTCCCAGCTGCTCGTTCTCTTATCTCTTTAAAAGTTTTTTCCATTTTCGAAACTTTACTTTATTTATAATTTTTTTTCTTTTGAGTAAAAATAACTTAATTCTCTTCTTCGTTTTCTTCTTCTTCTGATCCTTCGGCTTCTTCTCCGTCTTCATCCTCTAATTCTAATTCAAGTTGCTCGTCATCTTCATCTTCCATTTCCTCCAATTCATCTTCGATTTCTTCATCTGTAGGATCTTCAATATCATCAGGATCTCCTAAAATAGCATCATCATTTTCTCCATCAGTTACCTGATTAAAAAGCTGAGAAGCTATTCCAATTTTTTCTTGCTCTAGAGCATCATTTACTTTTACTGACATAATCTCTTTAAAAGTCGGCTCTGCTTTACTAAAATCTTGTTTAGTTACATTATTAATTAAATCTTCAATTTCCATTATTTGCTCCGTTAACGTTAATGTCTATACTATGTCGTTGACCATTATCAGCTCCATTAGATTGAGGTTGTTCTCTTTCTTCTGGTTCATCACCTTCTATATCACCGTCTTTAGTTTCTTGAGATATTTGGTCTTTCATTTGTTTCATATCATCATCGTCCATCATTAGGACATTTTTCATTACCCACTCTTTACTAAAAAATTCTCCAACGTATTGTTGCATATTATCTAAAGTTTGTAATCTATTTTGTAATAGCTCAGTATCTTTTAATTCCGTAAAATGATTATCTCTTACATAATCTATTACAATATCACCTTGCCATTCTTTCCAATCTTCTTCTACTATAACACCTTTCATAATAAGTTGTTTCTTTAATATTTCAGTAAACAACATAGAAAAGCGTTTTCTTAATCTATCAATAAACTTCTGGAACTTTATCTCATCCCTATTGATCTCTGTGGATCTCCCAAGGGAGAACTGTGCCTCTTGTTCTAATCTATTGATAGGTACATTTAAACTTCTATATAGACGTTTTTGAAAGTATATAATATCATCAATTTGTCCTAGATTTTCACCTCCAGGTAAAGTAGTAATTTCTGTTCCTCTTCCACCTTCTTTTCTAGGAAGCCAAAAATCTTCTAACATCGACATATGTTTTCTATCATCTCGTATCTTACCTGTATCTGCATCATATACAAGTTTATTTCGATAACGAGACATAATATCTTTCATGTAAGTTTCAGCTTTACCTCTAGGTAAATTACCTACATCAATATAAAAAATTCTTCTTTCTGGAGCTCTAGCTAATCTGTATATAACTAAAGAATCTTCCATCATACGTAACTGATTAATAGGTTTTAAAGCTTTATGTATATTTGATACTACTTTTTTACCAGTAACATCTAATAGTCCAGATGTAACATATGATACAGAATCGTTAGATATTTTTATACCTTGATTAGTTCCTCCCGGTTTTTCTTGATAAATGTAAAACTCATTTACATTTTCAATAAGAGTAGCTCCTGTAACAGGATCTTTTTTCTTTTTTACTTCTTTTACTTTTCTTATTTTAGTAGCATCAATAGGTCTAATTTCTTGAATACCAGCTTTTAGATTATTTTCATCTACTACTAAATGGTGATATATTCTACCGTCAATATACCATCTTCTAAAAATATCATGTCCAAGTTCAGTAAACTGCAGCATTGAGCAAATGTTTTCAAATTCAT